TGTATTATCTTGCAAACTATTGGTCCAACTAACTTTTCCAGATATTGATTGCGGACCACTACCAGAAACATTTCCAGTTGTTGGTAAATATGGAGTAGTATCATTTGGATTTCTTTTAATATAACTATAAAAATTAGATGGCTGATATCCGCTAAATCTACAATAAAAAGAGCCTGGTGTACTTGAGCTTGTTCCATAATCTTCTAATGACATATAAAAATCCCATTGACCAGTCATTGAAATAGCATTTCCAGAGCTGTCTTCAAAAGGAATTTGTTCTTGGAAACCAATATAATCAGTTTCAGTCAAACTGTGTGATTTTATTATGTATTTTGGTGATGTGTTTCCTAAAGGCACCCAGTTAGATTCTTCTATCCAATAATAATTTCCAGAGCTTGAATTATATTGTAAATAATATGTAGTAGTAGTATTTCCAATTTTTTGGAATGCATATAGATTAAATTTTATAGAACACCACCAACCCTTAACATGACCACCTTGTAAAGTTGTGTCTGCACCAGTCATATCCCATTCCCAGTTTAAAGGAACAGAGACCCATAAAAAATCAGCACTTGAAGGATTTATAATCCTACCTTGAAAAATATCTTTTGTTGTTGCATCACTTCCAAAAGGAAATCCACCAAAATGGTTTTCACTGTTTAAACTTAAAAAAGTTGCATCAGCTCGGTGAATTGCTGGCAAATAATTATACTTTGTCCCAACTAATTTACTTATTTGATTTCCTTGAATAGTTTGTTCATATCTGGTGTAATAAGTATCACCTAAATGGTCTTGACTTCCTAAATATGTTCCGCTTTTATTATATTGTCTAGAATTTATATTATCTGGATTGTCTATAAATCCACTTTCATCTTCTATGTATTCTGGTATTTGTACAATCCAAAATTCATGTTTCCAATAAGTTATTCTACAACCCCAGTGCCTCATTAATTCTTTTAGAACTTCATAACAATTTTCTGGTTTGAAAAAATTGTTTTCATCTTTTGTGTGAAACATAGATGCTTGAGATTCTGTTAGATATAAGGGGTCACTACTTTGCGAGGTGCTAGTCATAACACCATTATACCAATTTACAGCTGTTGTAAATCCATAATCTAATGAAGCACCTTGAGATGTTGTTGCAGCTCCAGATTTTAATAATATTTCTTTAATCCAATAAGTATATCGAGCTGGACCCCAGTACATATTTTCTGGTGCATAGTTACCTAATGTTCTATCCTCAAAAGGTATTGGATTTGGGTCAGATGGTGTTGAAGGAGGGCTACCTTCTGGAAATTGCACAAAATCAATTTCTTTTAATACTGATAAACCATCAACAAATGTTAATTTTTGTTCATAAGGAAAACTCACATCTTCACCAGAGCCTAAATCCATTATTAAATATCCAGACCATAATGGTTTTACAGTTGAATAAGTTGATGAGGTAGCTCTATATAAATGAAGATAAACTTGACGTTCTTGATAAGTTGTTCTTAAAAGCTGAATAAATGATTGCGTTCCAACTCCTTTTACCATAAAAGGTAAAACACATTGTGAACTTATTATAGGGCTAAATCTATCCTCTTGTTCAGTGTCATAAGATATAACTGGTCCTTCCGCACCAAGAGTAATTTCTGTTGGGTTTCCTCCCGTATACCCATCTACCCACAATTCTAAATAATAATCTAAGCCATTATTACTTTTATATGAAGAGTAATACTGTTTTGCAAATGCCATATTTAAACGCTTCTTTGTCTATTCATTCCACCTCTTTGATTACTTATAAAAATATCGTTTCCACTTATACGACCATAAACCTCAACTTGTTGTGTTCCACTACCATTTAAATGATTTTTTAACATATTTAAAGGTGCAATAACTTCTGGATTTGACGCTGTTATGCCAGCACCTTCACCAACAAGACCAAGTGTTGGTCCAGTAACTAAACCTCCATTTGCAAAAGCTGGAATTAATGAATTAAAAGCGGTCCTTGCTAAACCAGCCGCAGCTCCAGCAACAACTGGAATCAAAAAAGGAGGTAAAAATGCTGTTGATGTTAATGCATTTGTTATCGCAGTCGAAACACCTTGAGCAATTATTGCACTTATAGTATCTCTTATTGAATTTTTTACATTCTTTGCATATTCTTTCATATTCTCAGCACCTTGAGAAAGTTGTTGTCCTAATGAATCACCATATTGTTGTAATACTTCTTTGCCTAAACCAAATGTTTCATTAAGAATATCCATTAGAGATTTTGTCTTGTTAATCTCTTCGTTTATAGTCATAAATCCATTCATTGCATCAGCAAATGGCATGTTCTTCAAAAATGATAAATGGTCAACATCAGTTTTTTTACCAGCACCCATATCAAAACCAAACATTTTTTTGAAATGGTCTAAAACTTTGTTAGCCATTTCTTGAGCTTTAGAAACAGTATTATTAACGTCATCTTCAGAAATATATTCTATTTTTTCTCTTGAAAGAGTTTTTTCTAAAGCCTCTTTATAATTATCGGCAATTTCTTTTCCGAATTTTTTTGTTTCTTCTTTTACAATATCAGTATTTTCAAGAAAAGTTTTAGACAATGCTTTTCCATAATCCTTTATGCCTTCTAAAAACTCTTCTCTGTCAAATGTTAAAGCTCCTTTTATAATTTTACCAAGAGATGTAACTTTATCTTTTAACCCATCAAATACATTTTGCCCTAATTTAAAAATTAAACTAAAAGCAAATTTTGCCGCAGCCCATGTGTTTTTAATACCAGCCACTATTAAATTTACCGCACCTCTAACTAACATTGATTCATTATATAAATCAATAAAATAATTTATTGTGTCAACTAATGGTTTTTTTACTTTGCTCCAATTAGCAACAATCAAAACAGCTCCAGCGACCATTGCACCAACCGCCAAACCTACTGGTGATAATAACATACTAAATTTAATTGCTAAACTTCCTATTATATTCATTATTGGTCCAATAGCGGCAGCCAACAAACCAAGAGTTGCAATAGTTGTTTTTACGTCACTATCTAAATTCTTAAAAAAAGAAATAGCTTTTTGTAATCCATTGACAAGTTTCATTAATATTGGAATAAGCATTTGACCAATATCAATTGCCAAACCTTCAGCTGCACTTCTTAATCTACGCAATGCACCATTAGTTCCAGAATCCATGATGTCTGCCATTTTTTTTGATGTGCCAGTTGCATTCTTTAATTGGTTTTCATAAAGATTTGTTTGTTTTGTATTATCAGCTAAAATTAAACCAGCCGCAAAAGCTCTTTTGCCAAATAAATCAGTTGCAGTTTTTACTTTATTAGTTGAGTTGTTAATCCTTTCCATTGCATCTTGAAAAGATATTCCTTTGGTCGATAGTTCAACAAAAATCTTTCTTAAATGAGTTCCCATTGTACTAGCTTCAATACCCCTATCAGCAAGGACCATCATTTGAGCTGTTAACTCTTCTAAATCTACTCCAACAGCACTTGCAGTAGCACCAACTGTTGGCATTGCAACACTTAGTTTAGTCATATCCATTGCTGCATTTGAACTAGCCAAAGCAAATATATCAGCAACTTTACTAGCTTCAGATGCCTCCATGCTAAAACTCTTCATTGTAGATGCTACAATTGCACCACTTTCAGCTAAATCATGTGTTGTTGCTTGAGACAATTGCAAAATAGATTCTGTGGATGCATTTATTTCTTTACTAGAAAAACCAAGTTTTGCAAGTTCAAATTGTAAATCAGCAACTTGAGACGCAGTAAACATTGTTGAAGCTCCAAGTTTTTTTGCAGTTTCTGTTAGTGTTTTAAACTCAGCATCAGTTGCACCACTTACCGCTTTTACCTTTAACATTGATTGCTCAAAATTAGCAAATGTTTTTACAGCAACAGTTCCTAAACCAATTACTGGCAAAGTAATATTTCTGGTTAAATTTCTACCAGTTCTTTGCATTGAAGCACCAAATTTCTTGACAGTTCTTTGAGCTTTTTTCATTGCTCTTTCAAAGCCTCTTAAATCAGCTCCAAATGCAATAGTTAATAAACCAACACTTTTATTTGCCATGCTCACTCATTTTTTTAATATATTCAGCTTTTGCTTTCAATTTTTTGTAATCTATTTTTTTATCATTTTTATCCCAATCAAATTCAATCAAGTCAGTTGGTTTTAATTTTTTACCTTTTCCTATTTGTATGTTCAACAATAAAGTTGTTGACCATCTTGTTCTTTCCCAATTTCCTCTTTCTCTTAAATTTTCAAGCTCATAAAAACCATCCAATTTATTCCAAAAATGTTTCGGAAGGTAGTTGTAAAACTCAAAAACTCCCATTCCTAAATAACCAAAAGCCAATTTTTCTAGTTCACGCCAAGAAAGTGTTTTATTTACTTCTTGGCTTTCGGCTTTTTTTCGTTACCACCTCCCATGTGTTCAGCTAGAATTTCCATAGCTCTTCCAATACTGTCATAATCATTATCTATTAAATCAGCTAAGTCATCAATAGTTAAATCAAATTCTTGTTTCGCAGCTCTATAACCATCTTCAATGCCACAATAAATTAAAGTCAATGCACTGTCTAAGGTCATGTTATCACCTAATTTGTCCAAATCTTGTAAACTTGTATTTGTTTTAGATGAATATTTTCTAAGTGCATTAAAACCGAACTTAATAGGATATTTTTTTTCGTTTATATTTATAAAAGTGTAATTCATTTTTTTTGTTTAGTTTAAAAGGGTCATAGCAAAGGCACTAAACAAAAAATAGTGCCTAAGCTAATCACCTAAGTTTTTATTGTACAGTTTGAGCTAATATACCAGTACCTTCAATTGTCATTGAATAAGTTGCAGTATCTTCAGTCCCTCCAGTAAAACTCATAGATGTAATATATCCACTTCCAGCATAACTTACATCATGTGACCCAGCACCTCCAGCTGTATCACCAAAAATAAAACTAACAGCTAATCTGTTAGCTAAAATATTTGTTTGTAATAAGTCATCAGCTCCATTGGTTAAAGCAGCTGGTGTGTTTTGTGCATCAGTCCACGCATAAGCTCCATCAATATCAATAGAAAAATCTCTTAATCCTTCCAAGATTTCTTTATATCCACCGCTTTCTTTATTTGTAATTTCTCTAGGTGAATGATTAACATTCAGCGTACAGTTTTGAGCATAAGCAACAAGATTATTTGTGCTTGAGCTATAAACTTTTATTTCAGTTCCATTTAAAATAGGCATTTTCTTTTATTTTTTAATTAATTAATTATTTTCTTCGGCAACTTTTTTTGCCTTTTTTTCTTTTTTTTCTTCTTTAAGAAAACCATTGTCTTTTAAGTAAGAAATAGTTTCTTCATTTTTTATATCTAATTCAGTTCCAGCCATTATTACTTGACCAGCATATCTCCAATTTTTTTTCAATTTTATCTTCATAATCTATTTATTTAATTTGTGGGGTTTATTTGTCTAATATCAAAATCTAATGCTTTTCTATAAATACCAGCATCACCGCTAGTGTCATCAAATATGTCATTGTAACTTTGAAATTGACTTGATTGTATTTGTTCACCATTATAAGTCCCTTCATTTATTCTATCCATTGCAATCCTAATTTTTTTTGCTAAATCAGATGCTTGTGCATAAGTTTCGCTATAACAACTAATCATAACACTATTAGTGTCAAGCGTACTTGCTCCCTCTTTTGTGTCATTTGGTATTACACCAGTAACGTCATAAAT